ATCGCCTTGGTGTCGTCCCGCGAGTAGGCTTGGGTCTGGCTGACGTTGCTGTGGGTCGCGGTGCGGCGAACGTCATCCATGGCGGCAACGTCCGTCCCTTCCGTGATCGCGCCGGCCCGGCTGTCCATGTTCCAGACGTGGTTTGGGACTCCGGCCGCAGTCGCGACCTTGCGCCACTTCTCGCGGAAGTTCTTGGCTTGCCACGCCACTCCGGTTGCCTCGCAAATGATCAGCGGCCCCTTCTCGGGGAACTTGCCGGCTAAATCCAGTTCCGCCATGACCATCGGGGCCAGGCGCAGATCGACCTCGACCGGCTTCTGCCGTTTGCTGGTCATGTGGCGCAGGATCAGATTGGCGTCGATCTCCTCGCCCCGGAGACCCCGAAGCCACTTCCATTGACCGTCGTGGACATCCGACAGTTCCGGCTCGCCCATCGGTACCCATTCCCCGATTACATCCTTTTGCCGCAGGGTGCATTCGAACTGGAACGCCTGGGCGAGCGCGATCGAGTGGCGGCCGAGCTCGTGGGCCTTGGCGATGATGGCGAGTGCCTGGGTCGCCGTGATGTATTCCTTCCGGGGCTTGCCCATCTTGAAGCGCAGCAGTCCGGCATCCTCGCGCAACCGCCGGCATTCGGGATCTCCGCGCTTTCCGACCAGGGTGGAGCCGAATCCAAAGAGCGTGCGGAGCTGCCCGACCTTGCCGTGGGCCGATGTGGTCCGGCCGTCCGAGGTCCACGCCCGCCACCAATCCTTGATCATGCGGGCGTCGATGTCCAAAAGCAGCGTGTCGCCATAGTCCCTGGCGATCAGCTTGCACCGGCTGTCATCGTTCATCCGGCTCGCGTAGCGCAGTTCCTGATACGAGGAATCCTTGTCGGTCTGGTAGAGCCGGATCAGGCTGCCCAGCGTGCCGTCGAAGGCGTCTGCGATCACCGGGATGCCGCCGCGGCCCCAGACCAGCATTTCGGCCTGGAGGCGGGTGCATTGGTCGGAGATCAGGGCGCAGTCCGTCTCGGAGGGCCATTCCCCGACCCAGACGCGGGCGCGCTGGGGCAGGAAGCCGCGCTTGATCAGGTCGGTGCGGGCGTGCCATTCGGCCACCCAGCCCGATTTACGGGGTGCCCAAACGAGCCCAGGAGCGTCTGCGACTTTCGGTCTATCGCTCATCGGAAGCTCCAGTATCGGCGAGCAGCCGTTCGACGGTGGCGAGACGCGTCGCAAGCTCTGCATTCTCGGCCTGTACGCGATTGACGTCGGCATACAGCGCCTCGATCTCGCCAGCGGTGACATTGGTGCGGGCGAAATCGTTGAAGGCCGCCCTGAGCGCGCGACTGTCCTGCTGCAGCACCACGAGCGCACGGCTGATGAGCGGCAGCCCGTCTAATTGCGCCCGGATAGGAGCCAGTTGCGCCCGTAGCCCGTCTAACTGCGCCCGGATAGGAGCCAACTCGGCCCGCAGGATGGTGTGGAAATCGTCATCGCTCATGGGTGGCCTCGATATCCTTTGGCGTGATCAGTCATGGGAAAGCTTCCGATAATAGGGGGTCACCGAGAACCCAGCGCCGCGAAGAATGGCCGGACCGGGGCGGCGCCTGCCGAGCAGAAAGTCAGAGAGGTAGGCGGCCGATATCCCGGCCTTTTCAGCCCACTCCTTTTGGGAGCTATGGCCGATCTGCTTCTTTACGACCGCAACAATTTCTTCATCGGATATATAAATTGCCATGCTGCCGAATGTAATCAGCGCATACGCTTACGTCAAGCCGATGTGCGCTCATGGGGGATAAGTCCGCTTGCCTTGTCGAACCAAGCCACGCAGGCCGGGTAATACCGCCGGTCCCCGAATAGCTTCTGCTTCTGGGGAAAACCGCTGACCCTGTGGTTCGCGTCGAGCGCCCGGATGGCCTCCCGCGCGATCTTCTCGGGCACGCCCATGCGCCGGATCAGCTCCGCGTCCGTGACGTACAGGCCCGGCTCCGGCGGCCGGCGCTCGCTCACGTCCGTCATGGGCTGAGCTCCATCACGCGATCTTTTCGTCGCGGCCAAGTCCGAATCGATCACGCAGCGATGTATCCGACTCGGCGGCGCCCATTGCCAAAATGGCCTCGAAGGCGGCGTCGTCATACCCGCCAGCATCAACGGGGCATTTTATGCGCCCGCGATTAGCCGGCCACTGGCAACAGTTGACTCCTTCGCATGTGCGGGACTTGCAGATGGCGCGGGCAACCGTCGTGATCATGGATTGCTCATCCGTCATGGGCTGGGTGGCCTTGGCGACGGCAGCGCGCATCTGCTGTTTCACCGTCTCGCAAACGCAATGACCTTCGCCGCCCATGTCATCAAGCGCCTGCTCAAGCGCATCTAGCAGATCGGGCGCTGCGACGATCAGGCGCGCGTTGGGCGTGTGCTGGGTCATTTTGGTTTCCACCTCCGTATCTGCAAACCGCGCGGCGGATGCCCGCACCAAGCGGTCAACAGCGGCCGGAACTTCCGGGCCATTTGGAACAATCTCAATGGCGATATCTTGCTCCTCGCCATCGATCTCTTTGACCGCCGTCAGGCTCGCCTCCCCGGTAGTTAGGTGCTCGCATTCATAACGGCCGCCACTTTCGATGAATTGACGCGCCAAGGCCTCGATGTCGGGCGGCCGATCAACTTCCACATCCCGCGGCCGTCCATCGGGGCGTAGGTACTGTGTGAAAGGTATTGTCATCTCTTCATCTCTGGTGCGCAGAACTCTCGTGAGCGCCCCGCCAGATTACGATGACGCTGGCGAAGAAGCCGGATGCCCGATAAGGGCCGTCAGTCAGGAAGCGAACGCGCCCGCGGATGTAGCGAACCTCGGCGGCGTGCCCGTCTACGTCATCGTGCCACCACGCCAGATCGCATGATGCCGGCAACAGGCCGACAACCAGCGCCCCTCGAATGGCCTCCTCGCGAGCCTTCCTCGTCCAGGCGTAGACCTCTCGCCCGTAAGGCGGATTCATGAATACCCGGTGTCCAAACCAGCTCTGCTCGAGCCCATTATCTGCCTCAGTAAAGAACGCAGCACATTTGGCGCTTTCCTTCGTGGCACACGGGTCGAGCGTGAAGCCAAATTCGCGGTGCAGAGGATCGAACACTTCTGGCGGCGTTCGCCAGTTTCGCCCGTTGCCGTTGTAGCGCCCATTGTTCTTCGCGCGGACGCCGCCTAGCACTGCGGCATTATCGCTGGCGTCGATGGTTCGGCGTAGGCTCATCTGGTTCCCACTATTCCCGAGTGCGGGCCGCTCAACCGATCAGAAAACTCACAGTTTCCCCGTTCTTGCGGCCGACCTCACGGGCGCGCTTGAGAAGCAGTGAGGCAAACTCGGCCGCTTGCTGTGGCGACATGCCGAGCCAATGGACGGGCGTGCCGAAGTCGATCACGACCTTGCCGTCCTTCTCGCCAATGGCAAATTGGATCGATCCCTCATCCGTCTTGGTTAGCTTACCTTCTGGAAATTCGCCAAGTGCGCCCTTAAAGTCTGTCGTGCTGAGTAGGTCTCGCATCAACTTGTTGCGCTGAATTTTACGTTCCGGGTCTTCCGGCGTCGCGTCAAAAGGTTCTGATCCGTGATTGTCTGCCATTTTCATCTCCTGTTGAATTATGAACGGGGCGCACTTTCCCGAGTGCGGGTCAGAAGCTCGGTTCCAGGGCGCGGACGCGCTCCCACATCTTTTCCCGCTCGGCATTCGCCCGGTTAACCTGCTCGACAAGCGATTTGACCTGATCCTCAAGGTCAAGGATGCGCTCGTTTTTCAGAAGCTCGGAGTGGGCTTCCACAATTGCTTTGCGCACGGCGAGGTGGCCCTGTTCAAACAACCGACCGTGGATCACGGAATGCCATTCGTGAATAGGTTTCGGATGCCAAGTATTGCCATCGCTGCGGCCGTTCCAGCGGTGCTGTTGGCAGCCCATATAGCGACGCATCTGGTCCTCATTGCCGGCCAGAAGTTGCTCGACGGTGTTCTGGGCCATCTCGACCACGAAGGCCGAGAGGTTCGGGGCTAGATCGTTCTTAAGTCGGTAGTTCAGATCGCCGTCGATGGTGTCAAGAATTTCGTCGGTCTTCTTCTTGACCTCCTTCATGGTATCTTCCGATATAGCGGACTCTAAGGCCGCGCGGAGTTTGTCGGCTAGTTCCTTGTTCGGGTCGTTATTGTCCATTTGTCCCTCCTATAAAATCCGGTGCGCTCACCTGCTGACACCACCCTACTTTGCCCAACGCGCTCTTGCGGCTGCGGTCGCCAATTCCGCGTTGAACACGTAGGGGCTATATTGGCCGGTCTTCCAAATCTCGCCGCGCAATATCTCGCCTACGGTTTGCCGCCTTATGTTGTACATTGAGGCGAGTTCGGCTTGAGTCTTTTGCCCCTTCATAGAGCGGATTGCTGCCACCTGATCGGGGGTGAGTTTGTATCTCGGCTTCGTTTTGCCCAGACCGCTTGTGCCGTGAATGCGCCTATCGTGCTGGTTCTGGGTTGGGGTTTCCCATCCTAGATGCTTGGGGTGGACGCACCCGAGATGGCCGTTCCCACATGAATGCGTCGCGTAATGATCAGGGCTCGGTGCCGGTCCATTTGCAAGCTCGCATGTTAAGCGATGTGCTCTGTGAATTGTGCCAAGATAGCTGACAAAACCATACCCAGCGACATCGCGGTTCATCGGCCAAATCAGGCACGGGCCATCCTCATCGGCTAAGTGAGCGCGAATGAATGCGATGCCGGCACCTCTTCCTTTGTTGCGAGGACTGCTCATCACTTCCTCCGTTTCCTGAGTGCGCCTCGCGCGATTGGTGGCACCCACGATGGCAAGCGGTGATCCGCTACACCATAGCGTTGGCGGCGGTGCCGGTGTTCGGCTGGCTGGTCTGGCCGGCACCGACCAAAGACGGGTAGCGGGAATTAAGCTTGCTGAGTTCGTCGCTAAAGAATTGGCCCTCGGTCTTGTGCTTCAGTTCATCTCGATAGGCCCGGCCGGTCGCGTCGTCGTCCCTGTCGTTGTAGACGCCGGGAGGTGGCCCCGGCTGCCGGGGATCGTCCGCCGTCCGCCTTTCGAGAATGGTGTAACCCTCCAGAATCTTCTCGGTGGCGGCCTTGCGGCTGGCGATACCGTCGTCGATCCGGCGGGCCTCGTCGTTGGCCTGGCCCAGGACGATGTCGGCCACCGACTTGGCTCGGTCGAGCTCGGCCTGCGCCTTGGTCAACTGATCCTGCGCGGCCTGCACGATGGCCTTGGCCAGATCCTCGCCCAGCTTCACGATGTCGTCTGAGTTCATGCCTCTTCTCCGTCGAGGTTCCACGTTCTGAGTTTCAGCTCCAAGCGCCGCTGCCTTAGCGCGTCGGCGATCTCGATCTGAATGTGACCGGCCTCGAAGGCGGTGGCCAGCATCGCGGCGAGGTCCATGACGTCCAGCTCGTCCCGCAGGCGCTGGATGCGCCGCAGTTCCACGGTGGCAGCGATCCCGTCAGGGTCTAGTGCGCTCATGGCGTCATTTTTCTTCTGGCGGCATCAGCAGCACGAATGCCATGACCCCGAACAGGAAGCTGGCGGCGGTCTGCAGGGCTGGAAACCAGCCGCCGGTGGCCCAGGACCAGCCGGTTACGGCAACGGCCGTCACGGCGATAACCGGGTCCATACGGCGGAACGGGCCATAGAGCGTCTGGCTGCCCCAGTCCTGAATGCGGTCCACCAGGCGCACGAGCCCGAGCGGGATCGGGATTTGCATGGTTATTTTCCTCCACGTTCGCTGCTCTTGACCGGAATGCGTTTCCGGCGACCGTTCTTGAGGCGGATGACTCGCCAATGGGCGGCCACCGTGTGGCGTTTCTTCTGGTTGGGCCGATGTCTGGTCATGTGACCCGCCGGGGTGCATTTGATGGATGGGCCCCGACGGGTCTGTGATCTGACGGAGCGGGAAGCAACGTCAGCCTACTCTTGCACTACGCAACGCCACACTGTTTGCGGAGGCTTCGCACCAAGCCACCCAAACCAAGCAATCCGGCCGCAAAGAAGCCAAGAGCGCCAGGCAACGGGGTCTGCGCCGCCGCCGGTGCCGCCTCGATGAAGAACGAGTCCGGGCCGTCGTTCATCCCCGACAGGATGGCCACGAAGCCAATCGTGTCGCCCAGGTGGACATCGTTGAGGTTGAGCAGGCTCCCGGTGATGCTGTAGTCCGGGATGCCCGTACCGTTGTGGACCGACGGCACGTTGCCAGTGAGTCCGCCAGTGAAAGAAGCCAGCACCGTGTGGGTGGTGTAGTCGAGGAAGTAGAACGCGTTCAACGTCTGCGCCGTGTTGTTGTCGTTCACGTCCACGCCGATGCTGAACCCGAGGCTGGTGTCGTTGTTGGCGAGTAGGTAGGCCAGGAAGGCGCTTCCAGCACCGACCTGGTAGCCATCTCCGACAGTGTTGTTGGTCAGCGTGTTCCTGGCTCCATTGCCTTGGTCGGAGAAGGCGGTAGCCGCCGTCAGATTGCCGCCGTTCTGGTAGTCGTTGTAGCCGAAGTTCGCCGGCTGCTGGGGTTGGTTGGCACCGCAGATGACGCACGGAGCGTTCTGCGGTTGATTCCCGGCGGGCACTACGTTGCCGAGGCTTAGGCTTCCAGAGTTGGTGGTGTCCCAGGTCTGGCCACCTAGTGTGACGGTGCTGGCCGCAGCCGGCACCGCGAGGGCGGCCAGGACGGCGGTCGTAGCTAGTAGTCGCTTCATTTCTGTTACCTCATTTGTGTGAAAGGTTTAATTCCCAGCCTAGTTGGTTGTTTGTTCATCGCCCTCCTTTGTACCCATCCACCGCGTCCTGATGGCGCGCAGCCACGTAATCGATGTAGCCGCCGCCCTGAACCCACTCGCCGCACAGGCACCAGTATCTGTACCTGATGCAGCGAATATCCAATCCATAGAAGTCCCGCAGTTGTTGGAGCGTATTCTTGTCCTCGTGGGCGGAAGTCCACCGAATCACAATCCCCCGCGAACCCTGAAACGTGTCCCACACCTTGCGAAGCCTTGTTCCCTCCAGCGGCATCGCGTTGGTGTGCCCCATGCCGTTGCCCTTCATCCGCGCCGCCGAGATCGTCCTCATCGGACACATCTCCAGTACTTCCATCCGTTCTCGCGCGTGTACCAAGCGCGCCCGCGCGCGCCGCAGACCGGATCGGCGTGTGGCTTGGGCGCCGGCGCTGCAGCAACCGCGGCCAGCGGCGGCTCGATCAGTTCGGCGACCGGAGGCGGCGGGGGCACCGGCTTCGGCGGAGGCGGTGGGGGCTTCGGGATGGATAGCCGATCGGACTTCGCCGGCGGCGGCTCGACGAGCAAGGCTACGGGCGCCGGCTTGGCGGTGGACGGCTTTGCCACATATCCGCGCAGCGACACCGTCACCAACAACACCGCGATGGCGGCGACGGTCACGGCATAGATCGCCCTCATAGCGGCAACCTCGCCGCAGTCGAATAGTCATCCGCTATCTCATCCATCATGGCGATCTCGTGATCGGCCTGCTCCTGTGTCATGCGCCCCTTGGCGACACTGTTGGGATAGACCCTTCGCCGCCAGGCCGCCTCGCGCAGCGCGCACTTGGCCTTTTCCTCGTCGGTGAAACGCGGTTCATCGTCAACATCAGGTTTTCTCTGCGGCATGGGCTCACCCTGTGGCTCTGGCTCGGTCGTCTTCCATTTGTCGTACCCGCGAAAGCTCATTGTTCTTTGGTCGGCGCAGGGCGAGGTGGATTGGGTGTGGCCTCGCCCTGCGCCTCGCCGGCCGCCTCCGGTCCTGACTCCATGGGCGGTGGCGTTTCGGGCTCGCCGGTCCCGGCAAAATGATCGAGCACGTTGCCGAAGGCCGCGCCGCGCTGATCGCTGATCGTCTCGACGGTTTCCACACCGAGCGATTCCGCCTCGTCGCGCTGCAAGAACACGTCGATGTCGCTCGATTGCGGCAGCAGCTTCGAGAGCACGCGCAGCGCCGTCTTCTTCATCATCTCATCTGGCCACTGTTTCCAGGGCGCGTCATCTCTCGCAGCCCGGCTCATGGCGCGGCGCTTGTTGATGTCGGCTACCGAGAGGTCGCTGATGAAGACGCCGCCGTCCTGGGTGGTCGCCAAGGCGTAGATGCGCTTCACCTTGCGATCTGCGTTGTCGTTGCTCGGCACGTGTTTGAAGTGCTCGCCGTTCTCGTCGATCCAGTGCTCGAAAACTTCACCCTCGTAGGCGATGCCGGCCGTGACCCACTTGAACTGACCGCTGTTGCGGAACTTTTTCAGCAGTCCGCGGTACATGGGAAGATAAGACGCCTTGCTCTTATACGGCACGATCGCAGCTTCGGTGCCGTCCGGCAGCAGCCCGTCCTGCGCACAACGCATGCACGCGATCCATAGCGAGCGCCGGTCGCAGGCGAGAAGATCAGGATTCAACTGCACTGCGGTCATCACCGACGAAATGAACCGCTCGGGCTTCATATGCGGCGGCAATGCCGTGCGCAGGGAATCGACGCGGTCTCGCAGATAGGTGTCGAGCACGACCAGCGGGTGGTTTTGTTTGGTTGCGGCTTCGGCCATCAGCGTTGTCCTTTGTGGTGAATGCGGAGCGTGCGAACGTCTTTGGCCGGCACGACAAACTCTTTGCGATGCTGGCTTTTCCAGCTGATGCCCCATTCGGGCAGGCCGATGACGCTTTCGGCATCTCTCATTTTAAATTTCAACATAGTCTCGATCTCGTCTTTGCGCGTCTCGAAGCTTTTGATCCCCGTCATGATCTCCTCCCGTTGCTCGAGCAGCGCGGGCAGTTCGTTGTCGCCGCTCAGGTCGACCGTCGTGCCGACAACCTCGTGCGGCGCGATCACCTTGAGCAATTCGGCATCCTTGCCGTAATCAGGACTGGGCTCGCGGCGGCTGGCGACGTCATCCCAAAACCTGGCGACTGCTTCGACGATGCGCTGCTCGGCGGCAGGATGGCGCGGCACCTCGATGATGCTCAGGGCCATGTCGAAGGCATTGATTTCAAGGACGGCGACAACAGCGAATGCGGCCTCGGTCAGCATCGCTTCGGTCAGAGTTTGTAGTTGCACCCAGAGCGGCACCGTGGTGCCGCCTTCCCAGTCGCGCTGAAAAATGTGCGGCGCCGCGCTCTTTGCTTGCAATATGCCGAGGCCGCGCGGATCGTCATGAATAAAAAAATCCGGTGTCGCACCGAGCCGCAAGTCGGGGTCGCGATAGTAGGAATCGCATTTCTCAATGCGCCAGTCCGGCCGATCTTCGGAAACCGCCAAGGCGACAGACGGCTCCATCAAACGACCCCGGCGCAAGACGCGATCGTCGGCCTGATCAAATTCAATTCCCGAGTGCGCAAGATAGATTTTTAACGCTGAAACATAAGGATGGCAGCCAAATAGACTGGCGACGACGCTGGCGGTCACGTCGTTTTTGCGTGCCTCGAGCCATTGATCGCGGCCGGTGATCTTGATGCGTTCGATCGGCATCTAACAAACCTCTTGGTTCAAGTGAGCGAGGTCATTTGCGACCTCGCCCACCTCTTCGCCTCGCCTGACCAAGTTGCGCCTCATCCCGCGACGCCACGTCATGCCACGCCTGCCTCGCCTCGCTCGGCCCCACCGCGCCGCACCACACCTCGCCTCGTCCAGCCAAGCCTTGCCTGCCGCGCCATGCCACGCCCCACCATGCCGCGCCGTGCCCCGCCCCGACGCGCCGAGCCGCGCCTGCCATGCCTATCCCGGCCACACCAAGGTTCGCGTTGCCCTGCCCCGCCTGGCCTAACCCGACCGGACCCCGCCTGCCTGGCCAGGCCACACCTAGCCGCGCCTCACCGCGCCCAGCCTGGCCAAGCCATGCCTCGCCTGCCGGGCCGGTCCCTACCCCGCCGAGCCATGCCAGGCCTCGCTTCACCGCACCCGACCTCGCCACGCCTGCCTTGCCGAGCCAAAACCAGCCGTGCCTTGACACGCCTTGCCTTGCCGAGCCTGGCGTGGCCCAGCCCTGCCAAGCCTGCCGTGCCTCACCGCGCCCAGATGCACCGGTCCGTGCCCTACCGCGCCCGACCCCACCGCATCCGGCCATGCCACGCCTGCCGTGCCTCACCAGGTCTCGCCTCATCAGGCCCTCCTAGCCATGCCCCGCCTCACCGCGCCTGCCGTGCCTCACGCTGCTTCACTGCTGATCGCACTTCGAATCGCGATGAGCTGATCAAGCAGGCCTTCGAGCTGCGCATCCAACCCAGGAAACCGAGAACTGAGAACGCCAGCGATTCCTCTTGCGCGGCCGATGATGGACGCGCATCGATCGAATTCTGCGATCATGGTTAGTTCAGCATTCGCTCGGTTCATGCTGGGGCCGACCAGCGCGACATAGCCTTGCGTTGTGGGCGGCGCGGACGCGTCTTTGACATAAAACGGAACACTGATTCGTTCAGATCGGTAAATAACCGTCACGGTGATGTATTTAGTGATCAACTCGCGGGCGCGATCGAGCCGATGCAAATTTGCTTGCTGACGGTCATTCCATCCGAATTCCCGATGCAGAACGTGTCGCGGATTTCGCGCCGCTGCCACAACACGTTCCGGCGTCAGCCGACCGCGGCTGTCCTGTAGCGCTTCAAGCGCCTGCCTGATCGCCGCAGCCCGCGTGCTGACTGGCCTTTCCATGATTGACGTCATCTGCCTGCCTTTCCTTGCCTCATCTTGCCCCGTGTTGCCTTGCCTCGCCTGTCCACGCCCTTGCAGGCCTCGCCTGTCCATGTCCGACCATGCCTGCCTCGCCGGGCCGTGCCTGTCCGTCCCATGCCTCGCCCTTCCTTGACCGACCACGCCTGCCCTGCCTTGTCTCGCCTCGCCGGGCCGGGCATGGCCCCACCACACCCTGCCGCGCCTGCCTCACCTAGCCGTGCCGAGCCATGCCGCGCCGGACCTGGCCGTGCCACGTCACGCCTGCCTCCCGCGCCATAGCTTGCCCCGCCATGCCCCGCCTGGCCCTTCCGAACCAAGCCACGCCAGGCCGCGCCGAGCCCCGCCTGCCGTGCCTATCTGGCTTCGACGCCCGCATATTCGGCCTCGTCGCTGCCGTTGCCGCCCTTCTCGATAACCACGCGCCGCGTCTTCGCCAGCGAAGACGGCAAGTCTTGTTCGCGCCGAGCGACCTCAAGATTGAACCATTGCAACAATTCTTCGGTGTCTTCGTCGGCGCAAATCGGATGTTGCAACGCCTTCTCTTGCGCGACACGCCCCATCGTCTTCACGATGCGCTTGAAGTCGGTGTTGCTGTCATCAACCAAACGAAAGGCGCCGTAAGGGCCGCCCTTCTGACCGCGCCAATCGCCGATGCCTACGATCGAGCCAGCGGCACCAAACAGATTTGAGACAGTTCTCTCGGAGAGTATCTTTCGGACATACCTAACGGAAACTTTACAGCACCATTCTGGGAATATCGGCCGCGTGCGAACGTCCGGCGTTCTATTCATGTCAGAATTTCTAACCATCGACATGAAGAGCTGCGGCAAACCGAAGAGATTGATGTTCACATCGGTAATGCGAGTCAGCCGCTCGATTTTTGCCTTGGTCGCGCCTGGCATATCGAGGGCTGCCGATGCGATGCAGCCATGAAAGGCTCCATTCGGGATATGGATCAGAGAGGGCTCTTCAGGATCGCGGTTGCGATACACCGCGCCTCTGAATTCAGCGACCGGATCGTGCTTGAGTGTTTGCTCCATGTCGGCGCGGTTTCGCGTCTGCGAAGGCAACAGCAGCTCGTGCCAAGCCTTTTGATTGAATCTATTCATGATTAATGGTGACGTACCGAGAACGCAGAAATGGATTTCGACCATCTCAATTTCTTGCACTTCGATTTGTTGATCCTTCGCCTTTGCTGTCTTCTTCGCCATAATCATCTCTCTCCCTGTTTGATGGACGATCTGTGTTTTGCCTGCCGGGCCGGGACCGGCCAGGCCCCGCGTTGCCTTGTCTCGCCGCGCCTATCCAGGTTTCGCCGCGCCTGCCGGGTCTTGCCATGCCTTGCCCCGCTCCGCCCGGTCGCGCCCAGCCGGGCCTCGCCGAGCCAGACCTCGCCTGCCTTGCCTCGCCTTGGGGAGTTTGTGGACAACGATGCTGAACGGGATTTCCGCGTTCGGGTAAGCATCGACCAGAAGATCGCGCAGCACGGCCGGGATTCGTTCCAGCAACTCGTCCAATGTCGGAGCGCCGGTCGTCAGCGTGTGGCGCGCGTCGATATCCGCCGTGGCCCACCAGGATTCGGAATCCGGATCAAATTCGGCTTTGACAACGATGCGGTCGACGATTGCGGTGGTGAGTTTCATCAGGCTCCCCGTGTGGTAGGGGAGCACACTAATTCACAGAGCGTGAATATGTCAACGAGTTATTTCACGGCACGTGAATTATTATAGAGGGCGCCGCTTGGGTTTGCGACCGCGCTTGCGACTCAGATCGACGGGGCCGAGCCGCTCAGTATGACGGATTTTCTCCAGCAGGTCGGCCGGCAGGCGGCTGCGGTCACCGTCAAAAATCCAATCGAACGTAACGCCGTACTCGTCTTTGAGCCGATACATGACGTCGATGGTGATCCGCCGCCCGCGATCTGGGTCCGGGTCGATATATTGTGACCACTGGTTGTCGCTCAACCCAACGTTCTCGCAAAAAATTGGGGTCGAGACGTCGAGGGCTATGCGCGTCAATTCGAGCCGAGTGGCTATGTCACGCTGGGTTCTGGACATGGCCGAAGTTGGGTCCGGTTCACGGTCTGTGAAAATCGCCATGTTGTGAATTCTTGACTTATTCACGTAACGTGAATATCAAGGCTCTATGCTCACCACCGTCGACTCCATCATCGAAGCTCTTGGTGGCCCGGCCGCCACGGCAGCTATTGTTGGTGTGGTCCCGTCTGCGATCAGCAATTGGAAGACGCGTGGCGGCATACCGTCCGACAAGTTCATGCTTTTGGAGAAAGCCCTTGTTGAACGAGGCAAGGGCAAGCCGTCGCCCGACCTCTTTGGATTTGAGATGCCGGCCGAGGCGGCGAGATCTTCCTAAACGCAACGCGGGTGCTGTTCATGCGCAGAATATCGAGCAGTGCTGCGCTTTCAGCGAATCATGGGGGTGGCGGAACGTGCACCACTTCGGGCACGGCGCGGCACCTGAATTCCGCGATAGTCCAATGTTTGCGGGCAAATTTTCCGCGCAAGACGTGGCTCCGATTGATTGAATTTACGGGCCTTTCGGAGCGCACCGCAAAGTATCGAATGAGCGGACAGCGTGATTTCAGCGCCAGCGAGATTGCCGCCTTACTGCGCTCCGAGCGCGGGCTCGACTTCCTCGCCGCCATCATGACCGACGCCGAGCCGAAATGGTGGGTGATGGTCCGCTCCGCATTCAAGCTTGGCGCTATGCGCCGTCACCGGCAGCAATTGCAAGAGGCGATCAATGAAGCCGAGCGATTGGGGGACACGCTGGCCCGGGCGGAAACTGCCCTGGGCGTTTGCGATGCGGAATTCCATCGCCCTCAGATTGATGCGCTGGACGCGATCCGTAGCGATCTTTGTCGCTCCCTGGCTCGGAAACGATGACAGCCTGCATCGACGATGAGGACGCGCCATGGAAATGCGCTGCCCGCGGTGCCGCCAACCGATCCGCCGTGAGCGGTTCGGCGTCTATCTGCCTGAGCTCAAGGGCCGCATCGTCGACGCGATCGCGGCGGCCGGCGACATCGGGATCGGCGTCGACGACCTGATCGCGACCGTCTGGGGCACCGGCGGCAGCAACCGCAACACCGTCAAGTCTCACATCCAGCAACTCAACGAACTGCTCGCTGACAGCGGCGTGCGAATCCGCCGCCAGGGCTGCCGGTACCAGCCGGGGTATTACGTCATCACGCGCGGAAAGAGGGCTGCGGCATGACCGACGCCAGGGCTGCCCGCCAGTTGCATTTGTTCAAAGGCAAGCGTCAGCGCGGCGAGCGCGTCGACGTCTCGCCGTCCGAATTCCAACTGCAATGCGAGGTGGCGGATCTGCTGCGGCGTTGCGCCAAACCGACGTGGCTGTGGACGCACCTTCCTTTCGGTGAGGCGCGGCCGGCGGAATTTCGCAACGGGGTGCGGGTGAGTTACGCGGGCGAGCGGCTGAAGCGGATGGGCGTGCGGCCGGGGTGGCCGGACTTCATTTTCCTGGCGCCGAAGGACGCTGATCATCCGGTCCATTTCCTCGAGCTCAAGGCCAAGCGCGGGCGGCTGTCGGAGCATCAGGCCAGCTTCGCGCTGTGGTGCATGCTCAATGGTGTTCCGCACGCTGTCGTGGACAACGTCGAGGCTGCCGTCGCGGTGCTCGAGCGGTGGGGTGTGTGGCGCCTCAAGGTGGAGGTGCAATGATGTTTAAGCCACCAGAACCGACCGAAAACGGCAACGGCGCCAAGGAAGCGTTGCAGCGCTATTTTGCCTCGCATTTTAACACGGCCGAAGACACCGATGACGCCGTGACGCACCTGCTGGCCTGGTTGTGGGACCAGGGTTTTGTTGTTGTTCCATTGTCCGATGAGCGAGCTTTGGAAACGTTGAAAAAGCTGTTTCGCGCCGGGAGGGACTTAAGTCCCGGGGCAAAAAGATGAGGAGCAACCAGTGTCGAAGAAACCGACCCGGAAGGATGTGGGGACAAGTCCCTCGGCGAGCGCGGTCAACGAGGCGATGCACATCGCCTTCAATGAAAGGGGCACCCCCGACGCCATCGACATCATCGCGGACCAGAGCGGTGAGGAGTTGCGCTCGCTTGGGGATAAGCTGCGGGTGCAGCGCGACATCCTGACCGAGCGGCGGGCGCAGGTGCAGCACGTCGTCAACGCGCTCGATGCGCAGATCGAGGTTCTGGATCGCGCGGTTGCCCTGATCGAGGCGAACTGACCGTGGGCTGGAGACGCCATGTCGGGCGGTACGCAAAAAGTGGCACCGATCCTGGTCCTGCGCGCGCGCGCCGAGGCCCGGGCACTGCTCTACGGCTGCAATGAATTCGACTACGGCGCGGCGACCGATCCGCTGCTGGCCTACGCCTGGCGGGCCGGGCTCATCGACCTGCTGGGCATCTCGGCCTGCGAGGCCATCATCTGCAATCCGTTCGCCAGGTATTTCACCGCATGACCATCGAGGACCGCTTCCGGGAAGGTTTGGCGAACTGGCGGGCGGTGCTGGCCAGCCTGGGCGAGGGCGACCTCGAGGCCTGCGCCAAGGCCTTCGACGAGGCCGCCAAGGACGCTGCCGGCGACGTCGCCAAGGGCCTCGAGCTCGCGCTCGCAATCGATGCCCTCTACGAGATGGCGCAGGCCCACGGGCTGGTCGCCCACCTGGGCGAGGACGCCCTGCAGACCCGGATCGCGGCCGCCTTCGCCGGGGTCCAGCGGCCGCCCCCACCAGGCAGCAACGGGCCCGCCAAGGGCAAACCCACCGGCCCCAAGACCGCGACCGCGGCCGCGCCCCGCAAAGTCCTCAGCCAGGCCGAATTCATCCTGGGCTTCATCCCACCCGACTACCTGGTCGAAGGCATCCTGCAGCGCCGCTTCATCTACGCCCTGACCGGCCAGACCGGCCACGCCAAGACCGCCGTCGCCCTCCACCTCGCCGAGCGCGTCGCCTGCCTCGACCCCAACGCCATGTTCGGTTCCCACCGCCTCGAAAAAGGCCGCGTCCTCTACTTCGTCGGCGAAAACCCCGACGATATCCGCATGCGCGTCATCGGCGCCAACAGCTTCCGAAACGATAACCCCGACAAGGACACCATCTACTTCCTCCCCGGCGTCTTCGACATCGAGCAGATGTGGCCCACAATCGAGGCCGACGGCAAGGTCGTGGGCGAATTCAGCCTCATCATCGTCGATACCAGCGCGGCGTATTTTTTGGGCAACGAGGAGCTCAGCAATACCCAGATGGGCGCCTATGCCAGGACGCTACGAAGGCTCACAACATTGCCGGGCCAACCCTGCGTCCTCGTGCTGTGCCACCCCATCAAATACGTCACCGACCCTTCCCAATTGCTCCCACGCGGCGGCGGCGCATATCTCGCCGAAATGGACGGTAACCTCACCCTCGCCAGAACCACCGACGACGTGGTCGAGCTCCACTACAACAAAATCCGCGGCCCCGGCTTCCAAGCCATGTCCTTCAAGCTCGAGCCCATCAAATCCCCAGCCCTCGTCGACCAAAAAGGCAGGCAAATCACCACCGTGCGCGCCGTCCCCATCTCCCAACGCGAGGAAGAACAGCACTCCGATAAGGCCGAGGAAGACGAAGACCGGGTGTTGACCGCCATGCTCAACATGCCCGCCGACCACGGCGGATCATTCGCCAACTGGGCAAGCGATCTCGGCTGGGTCTCCGAAAGCGGCGAAGCCTACCGGAAAAAGGTCGAACGCCTCGTCAATGACCTCGAAAAGAAAAAGCCCAAATTAACAACCAAACTCCGTAATAAGTGGCACCTCACCGACGAAGGCAAAGACGCCGCCCGCCAAGCCGTCCTCCGCTTCAACAGGCAACAGAATACCGGTAGCCAAAAGAACTTGTTCTAAGCGGCCGGTCGTCCTAGATTTCGGAGTAGGCGGGGAATGGCGCACCACCCCCCGCTGCCGCTCAGACTAGGAAGCAGACCCAAAACCGGACGTACCAGGCAGTTCGGGTTTTCCTAATCGTCACGGCAATCGCGATGGGTAAGGCCATCGTGATTCCTCCGACCTCAGCGGACACGGCACGGCCGCTCATCGCGCCGGGAGGTGCCTACCCTCCCGGCAGCGCCGCTGGCTCGGCGCCTCGCCTCGTGCCCGCCAAACCTCAAAATCAACCTCCATTCTGGCTGTCACAATCTGGGACAGGTTGTGTCCCAATACCAAGCAAACTTTTCAGGTTTTTTACGCTTTTTTTACGCCTGGGACAAAGGCCCTTGTCCCAATTGTCCCAAAATCAATCAACCTACCGTAAAACAACAAAAAAGCCTGGGACAACTCTTGTCCCAACGCCCACGCCGGAATCCATACCCGGCAGGGGAGCGCGGTATTGGGACAGGACAAGTATGAGTCCTATATAGGGGAACCCCAAAATCGAAGTTCGAAAACCAACAAGGAGAACCACAATCGAATTCTATACTAACGGTTGTAATGGGAAAACAGCGGCCAGATATGAAAGGGGCACTGAGATAGACGATCGAGGGGGGTGGCCTGGCCAGCCTACCCGGGGGGGGCGGGTGGGGCGTACCGGTCGCCGGCGGTCGGGGTCGAACTGGAAGGAAAGCGCAGCTCGCCGCAATAAAATTGCGCGGAGGGTGCGATGATGTTCGCGGGCGCGAGCTGTGCTACCATAGGCGCAGCCGGACGGTGATTGCGTCACCGCCCGGCCACTTGGCACAGCAACCCGGCTAGGAGGCCACCATGCCCGTCGACGATATTGGACCGAATTCGTTATCAGAATCCTTCATTGTCCGGCATTCGGACGGCTCGACGGAAGGCCGGCATCCGGACGACCTGGCGCTTGAAGTCATAGGGCAAGCGCATCAAAAACGCTCGATCATGGCGGTTATCCGGGCGAAATGCCTGGACTGCTGCTGCTACCAGCAATCCGAGGTCCGGCGCTGTACGGCTGTCCGCTGCCCGTTATGGCCGTATAGGATGGGGACAAATCCATTTCACGGCGCCCGTGGCAAGGAAGTAGCCCCCGGAGCATTCATCCGAAAAACTCCCGTTAAAGACGGGGGAGATTGAACCTCGCCGCCGGTCACAGGTGGTCTGGAACCATGCTCCAGGCATCGATCCCAGCGCACCCCTCTACCTCAATTTAATAATATCAGCGGTTTAGGCGCTCACGGCCCTCACGCGTGCTGTGGGCACCGGCCGACTCGTTATAACAGATGTAAAACATACCCGTAAGAACATACGTTGAACGTGAACGAATAATTTAGTTACAAGCGCAACCAATTAATCCAAAGCCCACCCGATGTCGTGACCTTTTCCCGGCCCGAGCGCGCGGTGGCACAAATCGAGATCACCTCCCCAGCAACAATCTTTCGCGCTGTTGTGCGGATTTGTGCCAATCTTTCCGGTTCTTTCCGGTTTTCTTTTTGTATTTGTTTGATAGATTGTTGATTGCAAGCCGGGTTGGCGCTTGGCACAAAGCGAGGAGCAAACAAATGACTGAGGACCAGATTGAGCGGCGAGTTGAGCGTGCGATGGATAGGCTGGACGCCCGGCTTATGGATGGACGGCTGTCGCAGGCTGACTACGATTGCGAGGTAGTCGCGTTGGACAAGTGGGCGTCGCAGCAGGCGCGTTATGTAGATGCGATCCAAGTTGATTGGAGGGATTGAAGGTCGAAACGGGCATTTGCCCGTCTGGCGGTTAAGCCGTCACTGACGAGACCAGACACAATGACCCGGGCACTTTGGCGAGTGTCCACAACACAGTGAGGACGATGGACATGACTGCGCGACTTTATGTTGGCACGTATGCGAAATACAATTCCGGCTCGATCGCCGGCGCGTGGATTGATCTTGAGGACTACGGCGACAAGGAGTCGTTCCTTGCGGCGTGTGCGGAATTGCATAAGGACGAGTCCGATCCCGAGTTTATGTTTCAGGATTTTGAAGGCTTCCCGCGTTCGATGTATTCGGAAAGCAGCATTTCCGATGACTTGTTCGCGTGGTTGGAGTTGGACGAGGACGACCGCGAATTGCTGGCGGTCTATCAAGACAACGTTGACGGCGATGGAACTATTGACAAGGCGCACGAGGCGTTCAGCGGCAAGTACGATAGCGAAGAGGATTGGGCAATCCAATTTTTGGACGATACCGGCGGTCTGGAAGGCGTTCCGGAACATCTCAAAAACTATATCGATTATGAAGCCTATGCCCGCGACGCACGGATCGGCGGCGACATCGTTTTTGTGCGGCACGATGGCGAAGTGTGGGTGTTTAATGCCAACATGTAGGACGAAACCGGGCGCTTGTGCCGCCCGGTCGGCCGGTATCGCCGGCCCTGATGAGTCCAGATGACCCGGCTCAATGCGAGGACAGTGGAATGAAGCGATGGATTGTTAGTGACACAATGGCGTGCATGGTGACGTGGCAATACTACGTCGAAGCCGAGTCGCAAGAGGAGGCACAAGAAAAATTCCGCAATGGCGAACATGATCCTGCGGAAGGTCCACCGGAAATCGGTGATTCTCTAGACTACGCACCGCAGCACACTGAAATTGCCGCGATTGATGATTGATCAACCCGGCGCCTTGGCGGGCGCCACTGCAAGCGAGGACGAACGAAATGCGTTACAATCGATCCAGATCCAACTCGAAACCCGCAATGCGTACCATCATCGTAAAGTTTGCCGGCGAGTGCGCTTGTTGCGGCGGCGCGATCAAGGCTGGCGAGATGGCCGATTACTATCCGGTTGGCACGATTGCCAGCCGCTCGACCGGAGCCATTGCGCATATGGGCGGCCTGCAGGGCAACTCGCCGCGCTGCACTGGCGTTCTTCGCCGCAAGCGGGAGCTCGAGGCATCCGGCGGCTTCGACGTCGACCGCGCCTACGAAGACCAGTGCGCCGACATTTGCGGGCGCTAGTCATGCTCCCGCTCAACCCTCTTGCCGTGGATCAAAAGACCGTGGCCGAGCGCAAATGGCAGGCGGGCCGCAAGCCCGCCAAGCCACAAAAGCCCTGCGATATCGGCCTATTCAGCGATGACGCGCTGCAGGCCGATCTCGATCTGATCGTCGAGATGTTCCAGCCACCCACCAATGAGGAATGACGCTATGTCGCCAGACAACAACCATAGCACACCACCGACGCAGGCCGAGGTTGAGGCCCTCTCGCGCGAGCTGACCGAGGCGCAAGGCGCGGCGACGGCGGTCGAGCGTCGTGATTTGTTGCAGCGCGCCGCTCTCATGATCGCGCGGCTGGAGCGGGCGTGGTTGGAGTTGAAGGCGTCTGCCGGGCGTTAGGAGGCGGGCCGGCGGGATTGGCGTCCCGGCCGGCCCTATCCTTCCGCCGGGCATCCGGGACTAGTCCCTTGGCTGCCGCGAGGACCGAAACAGCCGGCCCGGCGGACGGAATGATTAAACTTTAACAGAGGCCGCCGCTCTTGCGCCATATGGCGCTGTGCGCAATATTACCGGAACCGGGGCGGCCTTGGCGGGCGCCCGCAACAAGCGAGGACAATCCAATGATCCAAGTTGAATGGCCGCAAACCGACGAGGACGGCAAGGTCTGGACAAAGGCCGAATGGCAGAAAAAATGCGCCAGGGATTCGTTCCAGCGGACGGAACACGATCGGCGCTTGGTTGAGGAAACCCATGCCAGGTTGGCTGTCACGCTCCTGTACAGCATCCCGATTATCGGGGTTCTTGCCGTGATCGTTACCATGTTGTCGGCGAACGGCTATTGATTGGCCTTGGCGGGCCCGCAAAGCGAGGACATTATGAACGACGACGACATCCACCACCCTGAAGGCGGGTTGAATATCCGCGAACAAATTGCGCGGATCGATCAAATGCTTGCCGATCATGACCGGCAGGAAATGAGATATGCGCCGTGGGTGCTTATCCTTCCGGTCGTGGTTGGGGCACTCACCGCCGGTGCGGCCGTGTTCGCGGCCGGCGCCGCTTTCATGAAATTGTTCAACGGCTGACAGGACGAAACCGGCACTTTGTGCCGGTTGCACCGTTACGCGGTGCCTGATGAGTCCAGTTCCGACTCTAACGAACGCCGCATGGCGCGGCGCATAAGTGAGGACTAAAACCATGAGAGCCATCCTAACCATGCTGGCGGTCATTGCTGGTCTTGCTGCGGCAGCCCCGGCGCACGCCGACTGCCCTTGGCAATGGAACGGCAATGGCTGGCAGCAAATCTGCCGCTGATTGACGCTTCGCCTCCGCGCATCCTTCGGGGTGCGCGGCACGAAACGCCAAGGAGCACGACCTCGAATGACCGTCATGATGGCAGAACTCTACGCTGCATTGCGGGCCGGCGACGTGCCGGACGAGATCGCGCGCGCCGCTGCCGAAGAGGCCGCCGGCCATGAAAACCGGGCCGGCAAGATCGAAACCGATCTGACGGTCTTGAAATGGATGGTCGGCACCAACATGGCGATGACAAGCGCAATCCTGTTCAAGATGTTTGCTTGAAGTGCCAAGAGGACCAAATGGCAGACATCGATCCGATTGACGCGCACGAGCAACTCGTTCGCATCGACAAGATGCTGACGGAGATCCACTGCAACTTTGCCGAATCGGATCGCCGGCACCAGGAAATGCGCCATGCGCCGTGGCAAGTTGCATTTGCCGGCATGGCCGCAGGCGCCGCGCTGTTGGCGGCCGGCGTCGCGCTCGGCGCCACAATCGTAAAACTGTTTGGTTGAAATGACCAAAATCACCCTCGAATTCATCGCCAATCCATGGATCGTCGATCGGCACGGCGGGCGCTATTCTGATACCCGCAAGGTTCGAGCCACAGGGCCGGACGAAGCGTCAGTCCGGCCCGTCTTCGATAAGATCAAGCGCGACTTGCGACAGGGCGAAGTGAGGCTGCTCGATCCGGCCGGAAAGATCGTCGATCGGTGCTGGGCGCCGTGCGCCAGAGTGCGTTTGGGGTGAATTTTGCGAAGGTCCACATGATTGCAGATGCCGCCTTAGAGCAGAAATCCCCATGAGCTATCGGGAACGGTTCGGACCGAAGGCGCGGGAGCAGTATGATGTTGTCTAAGATCATCCAATTGAATCTGACAGAGGGGGAGTTTACCATTGTTAGGATAGCGGTGGCTAGAATACTCTATGAAGATGGAATTGACAAAAACAGTCTGAAAACTCTCATAGAAAAATTTGTTGTCACCCTGAAAGAAGCAACTGCCTCGGTTCGGCAATGAGTAGGGAACAAATGACACTTGAGGCTTTGGAAGCCGCACTGGCCGAAATCGAGCGGCTGCGGGCGGCGCTCAATAATCTTTATGCTTGCGCTGTTCCTACTGCGGAGCAAATCGAGCAGATGGAAAAAGGAATAGGTGCGATCTACACACCGGCGATGGCGCTGAAACTTGGGATGGAAACGGCAATTGGAAACGTGAAACGCGCCATCGCCCATCGACTGCGAGAGGAAAGGTCGCGCTAGACTTACTTCTCGCGGCGCAGGAATGCCGGGATGTCCGGCAGCTCGAACGGCGCGGCAGGACTTGGCGGACGGACGCTTACAGTCGCCCCTACAGTTTGAAGCACGTTCGTCGTGCTGCCCGCCAAAGGCTTCGCGGCTGGCTCGGGTGGCGGTGGCGGCCTCGGCTCCTCGGCTGGCGCCATGGTGACCGGGGTGACCGGGGTGTCGAGCGGATTGGGATTACGAGGCGGCAGGCCCCGCTTGTGCTGCGGCATGACCACCGGCGCCTCGGGGTTGAGCTCGTTATGCCGGCCGACCCAATTGCGGATCGTTTGTTTAGGTATCCCGAATTGATCCGCAAGCTCGGCCGGATGCTTCCCGGAGCGAACCAATTCCACGACTTGCCGCTTGAATGCCGGCCAGCCGATCTTCGGCCGCCGCACCTGCCGCACCCCCAGCTCGGCCCGTCTTTTCTCGTCGGCGGTCGGCGGCTTCTTGTGGCGGGCATCGCGGCAGAAGCCATGCACCTGCTCGCGGTAGCCGCCCGCCGTTATGCCGTGGATGCGGTGCGACGACCACCCGAGCTCGATCATGATCTTGGTCAGCCGCTGGTAGTGCTCGTTCTTGCGCTTGCCCATCGGCACCTTGAGGATGTCGAGCAGCGACTGCGCCGTGACCCGCTCGATCCCGTCATGATCGACCACCCCCTTGGCCCGCTCGAGGATTGGCACCCAGACATCGGCGTTGCGGTTCTCCAGCCGCACCTTCTCGGAATCGAGCCGCTCCAGCCAGGACAGCGGAAAGTTTGGGACCAGGTCGTCGCCTTGCTGTGCATCGCTCATGGCTCAGGTCCATCCCGCCGCCGATACGTGCCGCTCGACTGGCCGCTTGCGTGCCGTCAGCCTCCTGGCAAACTCGTGCACCAGTCCGCCGTGAACCACCAAACAGGCATATTGCAATGCGTCCGCGCAATGGGAAAAACCTTCCTTGTCGAATTTTTCCGGGACCGTTCTCAGGGCCCCCATCCTGTGGCGCGCATAGCGATAGCCGCCCGCCATCGCCCGCACCAGGAACGGACAGCCGCGGGCGCTTATGCACAGGGCTGGACCGCCGTTGACCTGCTTGCCAAGCAATGACTCGACCGCGCGCAGGCGCGCGTCGATGTCGTTCGTGGGGGCTGGAAACGCCGGCAAGCCCATGCGCTTGAGCGCGTCGAAGCAAGACTCCTCCGCGATCGTGCCCTTGGCCATGCCGGACGGGTCGCCCACCAGGATGACCTTGCAACCCATAAACTTGTTGCTGAACAGCCTCGGCCGCAGCCGTTCCTCCACATGCTTTTCAAGCCCGATGTTGCTGGCCGATACTTCCTCGTGGACGAGCAGCCGCCCCATGTGATCGACCTGGCAAATGACGGAAAAAGGGTCCCTGCCAAAATCCTGGCCGACAATCAGCGGATACCCGGGTATGACCTGCGTGTCTTCAACGACATGGAAGCTCCGCTTGAACGCCGCCCGGAACACCGCTTCCCCCGATGGGTCCTCGCCGTATTCCGCAAGAACATAACGCTTCACCCAGGGGTGGTCTTCCGAGCCATACATCTCCAGGAAACGTTCGTAATAGCGGCGTCCCTGCGCCAGCCGGTCAGGATGATTGATCGGCAGCTCGATGGTCGCTTCGGTCTGCAGCAGCCAATTGAGGTTCTCGGCTTTCGGGCTCATCCCCGAAGGTTGCCGGAACACCTGCCATTGCGGCGGCGGGTCACTCATGAACTTCTGCCAATCACTCCCCTCGACCGGCATATTGGTGTCCGCAATCACCCCAAGCCAACTCGGTACGCCTCTGTTGCCGTTAGGGTAGCGTCCGATGCGGCCGGATACCGGCGCCAGAATGTTGTAGTCCATCTCGATGAGCTCGCTGAGAAATGCGCCGGTCAACTGCATGCTCAAGAGCCGTGCCTGGTCGGTGGCGTCTTCCAGCGGGATCAGCACGATCTCGGAGTTCACGTCCGCGAAGTGCAGGTAGTACGTGTTCTCCGAGACGCGCCATTCGGACCGGTCAAGGCCCTGGAAGATCGTCTGCATGTCCTTGAGGACAGTGTCCCTCAGCTGCTTCAAGGTCTGCCTGACAATAGCCCACCGGGTATACCGGATGCCGTCCGGGGCTTTGGCTTGCCCCATGCTGCGGCGTAGGATCTCCATAATGCAAGCGGTGGTCTTTCCAGATCCGACCGGCCCGGCCGCCACCCGGCCGAAAGCGCTCGATCGCATAAAGCGCCCCAATGTTAACGGTGCGGTGTATTCAATGGCCATTGCTTGTTGCTTCTGCTAACAATTGTGCGGACCGAACGGCGTTGTCCGCGCCGCCCGGTCCTGACCGGAACCGAGAAGGAACCTCGATCATGGCTAAGCTCAAGTATGCTGATTTTTCCGACGAACGGAAAGCCCGTGAACGGGAGAGAGCCCGGCAGTGGCGTGCCAATAATCCTAAGCTTGCTAAGGAGCACGATAGAAGAAAAAGCGTCAAGTTGTCTGCTGAACGGCATGCGTTTCGGTTACTTCATCCATTAGTAAGATTGACTAAAGAAGAGCGGAAAGCTCGTAGTCGTGCATCTTGTAAAAAATGGCATGCCGATAATCGTGATTACGCCAATGGAAAGTACGCCGAACGGTATGCAGCCAATCCAGAAAAACGTAAAGCAGCTACTAGAAACTCGGTATACAAGCGCAAATATGGGCTAACCATAGCCGAATATGATGCGATGGTTGCAGCTCAGGGCGGTCGATGTGCCATATGTGAAGCAGACAGGCCTGGAGGGGTGGGCCGTTGGCCTATCGATCATTGTGCCAAGACCGGAAAGGTACGCCGGCTTTTATGCAATGCCTGCAACCCTGGCCTTGGGTTTTTCAAGCACGACATCGCTCTCCTCCAGCGCGCAATCAACTACCTGAAGGCGTTCGAGTCCGTTTAATCACGACCAGCCGCCATGCGCCCGAAGCTGTTCGACTTCATGAAGCGCGACAGCGTCGGCGGCGCCGTGTAGGTCAGGGACATCTACTGCGGGCTCGTCATGCCAGGCTTGGCCCGACGCTGCTTGACGGTGCCCTTCGGCAGGTCCTTGCCGGGCTTGAACTTGCCCGTGTAGCTCTTGGCCTTGCCATGCTTGCGTTGCCACGCCTTGGCAGGACTGTCGCCGGCCGGTTGCTGCTGCTCCAGCCGCTTGTCACGTGGCGCCAATGCTCGCTCCCTGTCGTTGTACTTTCCGGAGTATCCCGGCCGCCGCCATGACGTCCTCGCGGGTGATTCCGGACCACCATCTTTTCACGATCGCCAATGCGGTTTTGCTTGCCATGCTCAGTCCTTGCCGATGCCGGGAAACTTGGCCTTCACCTTGGCGCGCACCTTGGCTTTCTCCGCGCTCGAGCCGTGCTTGCTGACCATCGCCAAGGCTAGCCTGGCGTGATTTTTGTCGGGGACCGGGTAGCTGCCGCTCCCTTTGCCCTCCTTGCCCTCACCCTTGCCAGGCAGTGCGAACGATGACGCCGGCAGCCGCTTGCGCTGCCCGCTCGATAGCTTGGCCATCTTAGATTTTCTCCTTCTGACGCACTCGCCTCTTTATCATCGGCGGAAGGTTGCGAGCGGCACGCATGGCCACATAAATCTCGCGGACGAGATCCTCATCTGAGGCGCCATCGTTCGTCATTAGCCGGTATGCAGCTACACCAAATCCGAGCATTTCCAGGGTCAGCGGTTCACCTTCGCTCGTCGCTTCATCAGGCGTCACCATCATCGCCTCTCGGGGTTTTCCGCGGTCGCCCGGGCCCGCGCTTCACCACCACCTCGGCGGCAGGCTCGGCGGCAATCAGGTCGATGTCCTTGGGGCCCATCCTCTCGATCGGCTTGTCGTACTTCTCGACCACCGGCTTGCCCTCGCCGTCCTCGCCCAGGTTTATGGTAATCACGAATCTTTCGTTGCTCTTGGCCTCCTTGGGGTCGCCGCCGAGCCCGGCATTGCGCGAAAACAGCTTGGCAACCTCGGTCGCCGCCGACAGCGACTCGTCGCTCATCATCCGCGCGCCCAGCCGCGGCAGCGCCTGCTCCAGATAAGCCGCGCTTGTCAGCTTGATCCGCTCGTTGGTCAACAGCGCCGAATTCCATTCCAGCGTGAACTGCTCGAACGCGCGCTTGTAGAACGGCAGCTTGGATATCTCGTAGAAGTCCTGCTCGCTGATGCCGAAATCCGCGAAAATAACCCTATAACTGCGGATCGCCATCGCCATCTCGCGGGCGAGCTTGGCTACGGCAACTTCGTCGAGGGTTTGGTCGGGCGGCTCAGTGGGCTCGGACATCCGCGCACCCTATAACATTTCCCGCCAATAGGGTAGCATGGCGCCCATGGCAACCAACCCACTCGGCCAGCAAGGCGTGCTTCAGGTCGTTCCTCCGGCCGCGCTGGAGGCGCATCTCCAGCAGCAACAACTTGCTCGCTCTCAGGCGGCTGCGCCACAACAAGAACCCGCCCCGCCGCAACTCGCCGGATTCATCCGCGGCCAGTTCGAAATCTTCCGTAATCACCGCAATACCGCCGCCGGCTGGTCGAATCGCCTGCTCGAGGCCCTGCGCACCTTCAACGGCCAGTATTCGCCAACCAAATTCCAGGAAGTGAAGAAGTTCGGCGGCTCGGAAGTCTACGCCCGCCTGTCCGCCCAAAAATGTCGCGCCGCCTCCTCGCTCCTGCGCGATATCTATCTCGGCTCCGACCGCCCCTGGTCGATCCGCCCGCCCGCCGATCCCGACGTCCCGCCCGATATCGTCCAGAAGATCGATGCGCTCATGTCCCACGAGCAGCAGATGATCATGCAGACGACCGGCCAGGCCCCTTCCCCGCAGGACGTGCAGATGCGCCGCGCCGCCCTCATGGAGTCGGCCTCCGACGCCGCCAAGAAAAAAGCCGCCGACCAGGCCCAGGTCGCCGAGGACAGGATCGATGAGATCTTGAGGGAAGGCCATTTTTATGAGGCCCTGGCGGAGTTCATCGTGGATCTCCCGATCTTCCCGTTCGCCTGTATCAAAGGCCCCACCGTCCGCATCGCCCCCGAGGTCAAGTGGAACAACGGCCAGCCGCTGGTGCGCCAGATCCCGAAAATGGTGTGGAGCCGGATATCCCCCTTCGATATCTGGTTTACGCCGGGCGTGGCGGACATTGCCAACGCCAACGTCATCGAGAAATCACGCCTGACCCGCGCCGAGCTCAACGACCTCCTCGACCTGCCCGGCTTCGACCAGGCCGAGGTCCGCGCCGTCCTCGACGAATACGGCCGCGGCGGCCTCTACGACAACTGGGACACCACCGACGCCGAACGCTCCGTCTTGGAAAGCCGCGAGAACCCCGCCTGGAACCGCTCCGGCCTCATCAACCAAATGGAGTTCCACGGCAACGTCCAGGGCCGCCTCCTGCAGGACTACGGCATGCCCGGCATCGCCGACGAACTGCGCGACTACCACATCGACGCCTACGTCATCGGCAGCCACATCATCAAGGCCAACCTCTCCCCCTCGCCGCGAGCCCGCCACCCCTATTTCATCACCTCATTCGAGAAAGTCCCCGGCACCCCCGTCGGCAACGGCCTCGTCGACATGATCGCCGATCTACAAGACGTTGCTAACGCAACGCTGCGCTCGCTGGTCAACAATCTCTCCATTTCCTCCGGACCGATGGTGGTCATAAATGACGATCGCGTCCGGCCCGAGGATAATGTCGAGGAGCTGTATCCTTGGAAGAGATTTCACGCGAGCTCCGACCCGGTTGGCAACAACTCGAAACCTCCCGTTGAATTTTTTCAACCCAACAGCAACGCGCAAGACCTGCTGACCGTGTTCAAAGCCTTCGTCGATCTAGCGGACGACATCTCAGCAATCCCCAAATATATCGGCGGCCAGCCCGGTGGCGGCGCAGGACGCACCGCATCCGGTTTGGCCATGCTCATGAACAACGCGAGCAAAGTGCTTCAGACCGTTGCTGCGAACTTGGACCGCGAGCTGTTCGAGCCTGCACTGCAGCAGCTCGTCGAGCTGGTGTTGCTCAGTGATACGACCGGGCTTTTGACTGGCGAGGAAAATGTTTCGGTGCAAGGAGTGAGCGTCGCTATTCAGCGTGAAACCCAACGACAGCGTCAGGTTGAGTTTCTTCAAAGTACGGCGAATCCGATCGACATGGGGATCATTGGAATCAAGGGCCGTGGCGCGGTGCTTCGCAGCGTCGCTCAGACCATCGGGCTCGATGGCGACGAAATCGTACCGTCCGACGACGATCTCGAAAAACTCCAGCAACAGCAGCAAGGCGGCGGCGAACAGCAGGCCCTCGCCCAGAAGGTCGAGGCCGGCGTGCAGCAAGGCGTGCAAATGGGCGTCCAGAAAATCGCCTCCGACTTGACCGCCGGCCTGCTGGCGAGCCAAGCCGGCGTCCCGGCCGGCCAGCGCGGCATCCTTCCAGCCCTGACCGGCGGCGCGCCATTGGGTCCGCTCGGTGCGCCTGGCACTCCTGGCGGCGGCGGCATGGACCAGATGGCCAGGGCAGCGCAAGGCAACCAGCCGTCACCATTGTCGCAAGGCAATACCATGCCGACTAGTCTGGTTGGAAATCAGCCCGCGCCTCCAGGCCCTGGAGCGCGACCGCCGGTGCCTGTAGGGGGGCCGCCAGGGTAGAGAACTCGTAAGCAACCGTTCGATCTTAACCAGAGAGGAGTACGTCCAATGCCGTCCTATGAGGTTAAATCCCGTGTTACCCACGCCGCCACCGTCGAGACCATCGAGGCGCTGCATCGCGAGGACGCCGTCGCGCAGGTGGTGGCCAATGCCACCGCTACTCCCGGCGACGAGATCGACGTTTTGACCGTCACCGAGCTGCCCGGCACCGGCGGCGAGGGCGTGACCGGCGCCACCGGCGGCGTATTCGGTGTGGGTGAAACCAGGTCGACCAAGGCGCAGCTCAACGACATGACCAAGGAGGAGCTGCTGAGCGTGGCTGCCAGCGAGGGTGCCGAGGTCAGCGAGCATTGGAACAAGGGCGACATCATCGACGCCATCGTCAAGCATCGCAAGCACGCGTGAAGCTGGGGTGGTCCGCTATTCTGCGCAATGAGGCAGCGATCATATCGCGCTGCCTCGACAGCATCATTCCGCATGTCGACTACGGCATTGTGGTCGACACCGGCTCGACCGACTCGACCGTCGCCATGGTACGTGCGGCGTTCGAACAAGCAGGCAAGCCGCTGGAGCTCGGTGCAGCCGAATTCGTCAACTTCTCGGATGCCCGTAACCTTGCGCTGCTGCTTGCGCGTGCCAGCGACCTGCCGTGGGACTACCTGCTCTTATCGGACGCCGACATGGCCCTGGTCGTCGACGATCCCGACTGGAAGCGGCAGCTCAATGGCGGTCTTGCTTACGACGTGCGGCAGGTGGCCGGAACGCTGAACTACTGGAACCGGCGCATACTGAGCCGCAAGGCTACCGGTGACTATAAATGCCCGACCCACGAATTTTTAGACGTACCCACGGCGGGCAACTTGGACGGCATCTGGTTCAAGGACCACGCCGACGGGCACAATAGGCCTGGGAAATTCGAGCGGGATATCAAGCTGCTCGAAGATATGCTGAAGACCGAGACAAATGAAGGCTTGATCCAGCGGGCGCATTTTTATTTAGGGCAATCGTATTTCGACGCTAAAAATTGGGGGAAGGCTGCCGAGCACTACAAGATCCGCGCCTCTCTCGGCGGTTTTGCCGAGGAGCGTTGGAACGCGCAGCTTCATTATGCTCACGCGCTTGGCAATTTAGGACGGCATGCGGAGTTCCTTTGGGAGATGCTGCAGGCCTATCAGATGCGTCCGTCGCGGGCCGAAGTGCTGTATGACGCAGCTAGGTTCTTCAGGGAGCGTGGCGAGAACCACTTGAGCCTGCTGTTCTCGGAAGCGGGCATGCAGATAAAGCGCCCGGACGACCAGCTGTTCGTCAACGACTTCGTCTACAAATCGGGCTGCCGGGAGGAGTTCTCCATCTGTGCGTATTACAACCCCGCGCACCGGTCGCGCGGCGCCGAAGTCTGCAACGATCTGGCGCTGGAGGGCAGCGAGCAGGCGCGTGGCAATATGTTCTGGTATCTGCGCCCGTTATCGGATCACGTCCCTTCGTTTAAGCCCAAGCGGTTGCGCTTCGAGCCGCCCGAAGGCTGGGCTGCCACCAACCCGTCGATCGTCAACTATCAGGGAAGGCCTGTCCTTGTTTTACGCACCGTCAACTACACGATCACGCCGGAGGGGGTCTATGCCATTCGAGGTAGTGGGGGAGATTGTTCTCCTCATAATGCTATTTGCACTCGGAATTACCTTGGGCATTTATCTTACGCATTGGACCAAATAACGATGGATGAGCTGCCATTGCCGGAGAATTGGCCGGAACCGAAGTTTCATCCGGTACGTGGTCTGGAAGATAGCCGGTTGTTCGAATGGCAGGGCGGCTTGTGGACGATCTCGAACGTGCGCGAGCTCAACCCGGAGGGCTGGTGCGAGCAAGTCCTGGTCCCGCTCAACGCGCGCGGCCAGCCTTGGAAGAAAATTCTGCCCAAGAAACGTCTGCACGAGAAAAACTGGCAGCCTTGGGTGAAGAATGACGAGTTGCGGTTCGTATACCGGCAGGGGACCCTGGTCGACGCCGATGGTAATGTGGTTTTCGAAAGTGATTCCGGTTTCGACGCCAGGGCGATCAGCGGCGGCTCGCAGGTTATAGAAGCTGACGGTGTGTACTTATCGCTAGTGCATGAGGCGCGCACGATCCCAGGGCGGCCGAACCGCTATTATGCCCATAGGTTCGTACGCTACGCCGTTGACGGAGCGGTTACCGGCATGTCCATGCCGTTCTATTTCCACGACAAGCAGATCGAATTCGCCGCCGGCATGGCGTACTTTCCCGACAAGCGGCAGCTGATGGCAAGCTTCGGCGTGATGGACCGGGAAGCCTGGACCGCTACGATGGATCTCGACGACGTGCTGGCGTTCATCGAGGAGTGACAAATGAATTATGCTGACGCTGTCAGAATATTGCGGGAGAACGCCACGGTGAGCGTGCCCACTGCCGGCTTGATTTTGGCTGGTCTGACCCCAGGAGCCGCCTACGAAGCGGCCAAGAGGAAGGCCCTTGGCGTGCCGGTCATGCGGGTTGGCAGGCGTCTTCGGGTCTCTAGTGTACTAATCCTGGAAAAGATCGGGGTGTCTCTGCTGGAAGATATTTTTGTTGTTCACGAGCCAGCGCCAGAGCCAACTCCCTGGTATTCTCGTTTGCCGGCGCAGTCTCGTGACGGCGGGTTTTGAGGGCCCGATCGAGGAGCCGCGATGAGCGTGCTGGCCGTCACCGGCTTTATTCCAATCCCCGGCCATCCCCGCCCGGCGCGGGACTACGAAAGGCTCGGCGCGCAACTGGCCGCGGCCGACATCAAGTTGCTGCGCCTCGACACCGCGCTCGAGGCGTGCTGGCTCTACCGGCATCTGCAATGGCACGGGCCGGTGACCCACTCGACCGCCGACAACTCGGCCAAGAACTCGCTCGCCTACCACATCGTACAGGCGGAGAAGTCCGAGCTCATCGCGGACGCCGCCGAGCTGGTTCCCGACGCCGACGTCATCGTCTGGATCGATCTCGGCATCTTCCACCTGCCGGGAATGACCGCCGCCGTGATCGAGGATTTCATGGCCCGCGCTGCGGCCGAAGAATCCATCGCCATCCCGGGCTGCTGGGAGAGGAACTACCAATACGACGATCGCTACCCGTGCTGGCGGTTCTGCGGCGGCCTCCTGGTCGTGCCGCGCGAGCACGCCGCCGCGCTCGCCGCCGTGATGCGGGACGAATGCAAGCGCCATCTGCGGGAGACGCACAACTTGAGTTGGGAGGTGAACACCCTTTGCCGTGTCGAAGAACGCTACCCGCAGTTGCCAATCCGGTGGTATGGTCCCTGCAATCATGATGCGTCCATGTTTTTGAACTATCGGGCAACGGAGCACGCCGATGGCAAAGCGCAAGTCGTATGAAGGCAGTAAGGCTGACCTGGCCGAGGACAAGCGCGGCGCCAAGCGCAAGGGCATGTCGCTCAAGGACTACGAGACTTCCGCACAGGACAAGGCCGAGGACAAGCGCGGCCAGGCCAAGCTGGGTCGAAAGAAATGAAACGCGATACTCGCAATTACGGTAAGTTTCATCCGCGCTTTGTTGTGGGAGGTCCGGTACCGACGCCGGAGGAAGCTGAACGTCAGGTGGGTGAACGGGCGACTGAGGAGTCGCTGTGGGGGGCGCGGGCGGAAGATATTGATAGATACGGAAACCCGAAAGAGAATGAATTGGAGCGGAACCGTTCGAAGTCGGTTATCCAGGCTCCGCTCAAGGAAGACCCCCAGGATGTGGAGGATGAGTATGGAGGCGATCGAGGTGCATGACCCATGATGACCAGCGTCCGCTCATGGTTCACGGACAACCAGGCGCTGGTCTACTTCCTGGTGGCGCAGGGCGTGGCGATCGGTGCGGCGGTATTGTCGATGACTGCCTACATGGTCGAGCTCGAGGCGCGGGTGAGCACGCTGGAGATTCGCGGTTCGCCGCACTTGGTGACGGTCGATAGCCGGTTGACGGTATTGGAGAGTCAGACCAAGGCTAACAAGGGAAGCATCGATAGGATCGTTGACGTGATGACCAAGAGGTTGAACATCAATCCATGAACGAGGATCGCAGCCTGAGTTCTGCGGGTGCTAATTTAATCAAGCACTACGAAGGCTGTTTGAAGAAAGTTGGCGATTATTATCAACCGTACCATTGCCCTGCTGGAGTTCTCACGATTTGTTGGGGCCATACTCATCATCACGGGAGAGAGTTCAATGCCGACTCTCGATGGACGATGGAGGAGTGCGATCAAGCGTTTCTGGAAGACATGGGGACGTTTGAGCGAGCTGTACGTAAACTTGTCAAAGTGCCTCTCGAGCCATGGCAGTTCGACGCCCTCGTCTCCTTCTGCTACAACTGCGGAGAAGGAAATCTCGCCAAAAGCACTCTCCTCAAAAAAGTAAACGCAGGCGACTTCGAGGGTGCCGCCCTCGAGTTCCACAAGTGGAACAAGGGCGGCGGCAAGGTCCTGGCTGGTTTGACGCGACGGCGCGCCAGCGAGGCGTTGCTGTTTCAGAACATCACGGATGCCGATTACGATGGCAAGCCGGACAAGGTCATCCATCCGATCCCGGAGCCAATGCCGCAGGCGGTCGATGATCCAGAGGGTTAGCCATGCGGTATGATCGTTCGATGTACGGTGCTGCTGCGATATTCGTGGCCCTCGTGATCGCGGTGCTTGCGCTCTATTTTTTCAGCGACGTGCCCCCGCCAATAGGCGAATAGGAGGCGACAATGGTCAGCATGGCAATCTCAGTTTTGTGGTTTTTGATTGGCTTGATAGTTCTGTGTGGGGTCATTTATTTGACGATATGGGTCATAGAGTCATTTGTCACTCCGATCCCGGCACAGATCAAGAAGGGCATTTGGGTAATAGTTTTGTTGTTAGCCCTGATTGCGTTGCTGACCGTGCTGGTTGGCGGCGGTGGCGGTGGGTTCCGTTTTCCTGCGATCGGTCACGGTTGAGGTAGCCCGATGTCGCTAAAGACCCTCCCGCTGACGATCCCCGCCGGGCACACGATGTCGAGCGGGGTCGATTGCTCTGGCAGCACTAGAATCCTGCGCATCGTCATGCCGCCGGATTGGAACGCAGCGCCGCTGACGTTTCAAGTTTCTGCAGATGGCGGTGTAACCTACAATAATCTGCATCTTACGACCGATGCCGGGGATTTCTCGACCTATCCGGCGACGGTGCCGACGGTGACGCCCAACTCAGTCCTCACCATGCCGCCCAACACCGGCTATGGCATTTCCTGGCTGCGGTTCCGCTCGGGCACGTTCACGACGCAGATCAAGCAGGACGCCGACAGGACCTTCCAGGTCATACTGGACATGCCGGATGCCGGCACCGGAGCAGGCTCGGCGGGCCCGACCGGCCCGACAGGGCCGACCGGAACCGGAAGCGGGACCGGAGCGGGGGGGACGGGGCCGCAGGGAGATGCCGGACCAACAGGGCCGACCGGCGCGGCAGGTGCCGTGGGCGCGACCGGTGCGGGGGCGACTGGCCCGCAGGGTATCGCGGGACCAACGGGTACGCAGGGCACTGCGGGACCGACCGGATCGACCGGGACGGCTGGAATTGCGGGCGCCACCGGGCCGACCGGCACGTTCAATTTCAAAGGCACCATTGCGGCCGACAATGCGGCGGCGGGCAACATCGGAGAAGTCATTGCGACGAGCACTACCGTCGAGGTCGCCCTGACGACGGGGGTGACGGCGAACATCGCCACGCTGGCGTTGACGCCGGGCGATTGGGCGGTGTCCGGGGCAGTTGTGTTCGACCCGGTGACGGCGACGACCGTCACGGCGTTGGCGGCATCGGTTTCCACTGTCTCGGCGACATTGCCGACGCTGGCGCAGGTCGCATCCGGCATCGGCAACATGACGCAGTATGCCTTGCCGTTCACTAAGGGCGTGGATCAGTACATGCAGACCGGGATCTGCCGCGTTAACGTCAACGCGCCGACCAGCGTCTATCTTGTGGGTCAGGGAGTTTTCTCTGGCGGAACCATGGGAGCGGCTGGATACATTTCAGCGCGAAGGGTACGCTGATGGCGATTCAAAAAGTTGTTCGGGTCATGGTATGGGCCATAGCTGATGGGGTGTCGACGTCGTTTACTTTCGATTTGAACATCAGCCCTTATTGGGTCGGGACCAACAGTCCTACTGGTCAGGGAGGCGCTATCGTCAATTGGTTCGGCGGGGCGTCTCCTGGCAGCAAGATCCCGCCGCCGACAGGTGTCGAGGTAATCGATGGAGCCGATTCGGCGTCCCTTGTCAGTCCGGTTGTCACGATCAACGTGCCGGTACAGCCGGCCGGATCAAGGCATAACGTCATTCTCGATCTGTTGTTCGATTGATGGGGTTACGGTAGAATGCGTGGAAACCAGCAGGAGGCAAACATGGCTGAAAAGTCGAAAGTGGAATCCGAAAAGAATGTTGAGTTTGCTAAAGGGGGTTCGGACAATCACATGTTCGGTGAGCAGGCCGCCACTCCGGACAAGCCCGGCAACACCGGGAAGGACGCCGGTGGCGCGCCTGGTGCCAAGTTCGCCAGCGGCGGATCAGGCAAGATGTTCGGATTCAATCCGAGCGTTCCGGCGACGGCCGGGCAAACAGGTGCCCGCTGATGGCACGAGGAATTGGACCGCGGATGCCCAAGGTGCCAATGCCGAAGGCGCCCAAGCCGGTCGACCCCACCAAGGCCGTATCGGTGCCGCCACGGCTCAAGCCCATCTCCACCCGTGACTACGGCAAGGGCGGCACGCCGCTGTCCGGTGCCCCCAACATGGGCGTCCAGGGCGCCGGCATCGGCTACGGAGGCCCGAAATATGGTCTTTAAAAAGCATTTGACTCCCCTGAGCAAGCACGGCCGCGTGGTCAAGCACGTCGGCAAAGGCTCGGTCCAGCAGCGCGTTCCTTCCGGTGGCCGCAGTTCGCTGACGGGCGGCGACCCGCTGGCGCAGATGCAAAACCAGTATCCGGCCGCGCCGCAGCCGACCGCCGATCAGTCGCAGATGCCGGCCCCGCCGATGGGCGGGCCGCCGCTGGGCTCGAGCCCGCCCGCCGCCATGGGGCCAGGAGCCGGGCCACCGCTTCCGGACGATACCAGCAGTGGGCAATGAGCGTATCGACCAAGGAAATCACTGAAGCGACCCGGTTCCTGCGGAACGCGGCCCCGCAGCAGTACGAGAAATTCGTCGCTGCTTTTGCCAATTATTCGGCCCAAACCACCGACCTGATGGTGCAAGCGGCTGGCGATCTGCCGGTCATGCAGGGCCACGCCCAGCAATGCAAGAAATTGCTGCGCATTCTAGAGGAGATAAGACATGGCTGACGTGACCGTCGACGAAAAGCCGATGGCAAAGCTGCCCATCGATCCGAGCTCTATACCTGACGCCGTGAAAAAGCGCGCCGCGGCGGTCGATGCGCTTTACAATAAGAAAGGCCAGCTTGCTTCGGCTCAACAGGAGAGCGGGGACGTAGTCCCGAAGCCGCCCGCAAGCGAGCCTAAGCCAGAGCAACCCTCGGCCCCCCCGGAAGCTCCGGCTTCGCAGGCGTCGGCTCCCGCCGACTACGCCACACCACCGGCCGAGCCGGCGCCCGCGGAACCCGCTCCTTCCTCCGAGCCCAAGCCTGAGAATTGGGAGCATCGCTATCTGGCGATGAAGGGGCGCTATGACGCGTCGCAGAAGACGCTCGCCGAGATGCAGGAGCAGATGACCCAGCTCGGTAACGAACTGTTACAGACCCAGCAGACGGTTTACCACAATGGGCGCACCGCACCGTCTTCGCTGCCGCCGCCACCGGCTTATGTGACAGAGCAGGACGTTCAGAACTACGGCAGCGACCTGATCAACTTCACCCAACGCGCCGCCGCGCAGGCGCTGAGCCCCGAGCTGCAGGAGATCAAGCAGCAGAACGCCGAGATGCAGCGGCGCCTCGCCATCGAGGCGCGGCGGAACTTGGACCAGCGGCTCGAGCTCGCGGTGCCGAACTTCCGCGACGTCGACCGCGATCCCCGCTGGCACAGGTGGCTGCTCTCGCTTGACATGCTTTCGGGCCGTGTTAGACAGCAATTGTTGAACGAAGCGATTTCAGCGGCCGACGCCCCTAGAGTCATCTCGTTCTTCAGAGGTTTTCTACAGGAAGAGCAAGCCACGGGTCACATCGAGCCTTCGCCCGCCGTTCAGCAGGCCCCGCCTCCTCGAACCCCGGCCGTCGATCTAGGCTCCTTGGCAGCCCCTGGCAGGGCCAGGCCGGCAACCGGAGGCGATGCCTCGGTGCCGCCCGACAAACCCATCTACTCACGCGCCCAAGTCAAGCAGCTGTACGAACAGCACCGTAAAGGTGCGTATGTCGGTCGCGAAGCCGAGTGGGCTCGGCTGGAGGCCGATATGTTCGCAGCCCAGCGCGAGGGGCGCTACCGATAAACCGGGGGCCGCCCGTATCCTAAAAGGACCGGTAGCTCCCAAGCGATGGAGCTACCCTCATGGCTATCCCGAGTGCGGGTTTTCCTGGCGCAACGTCAGGCTCAGTCCCGCCCCTGACCCCCGTAGGGTCTACCGGAAACCTACTCCAATCGACGGGATTCATCCCTTTGTGATCTTGGGGATGTTTGGCTGACCGCAATCGGAGATCTGGTCGGCTAAGCTGGTTTGAATTTTAGACCAGCTAAAACTGGGTGAACTGCTGGGAAATCTGACCGCGCGTCATGGCGAAGACAATCAGCAGCCAAGCCACCGAGGATAACCAAGGGCGGTGGAAGGTTCAGAGACTAGGCGGTGAGGGAACGATAATCCGCCCACGAGCGCCCAGCCCCGCAAGGGTGATGATATAGTCCGGACTGCATGGAAACATGCAGAAGTATTGGATAAAGAGCCAGTACGGTAACAACACGGAGAAATTCTACGCCTCGACCGTTTTGAGCGCCATAAGCAATACAGACTACGAAGGCGAAATCACCAACCAAGGCGACCGGGTCAAGATTCGCACAAAGCCTACGATCACGATCCGCAAGTATCAGGCCGACGGTTTGCTCGGTCTTGACCGGCCGACTGGAGGCTCGATCGATCTCTACATCGGCAATGGCTTTTACTTCTCTCTGATCCTCGACGACGTGATGGAGGTGCAGAGCGATCTGAATGTCCTGTCTATTTGGAGCGACGACGCTGCCCAGCAGCTAAAAATCGCGGTCGACACGGAAGTGTTGGACGGCATCGTCGGGCAATGCGCGGCGACCAACCGTGGTGCGACGGCCGGGAAGTACGCCAATCTCAATCTCGGCATCAAGGGCACGCCGATCACCATCGTCGGGCAAGGCGCGACAGCCGGTCAATCCAACCTGATCGACCTACTCTTGCGCATGGGGCAGGTGCTCGACGAGCAGAACATCCCGGAGGTCGGCCGCTGGGTGGTGATGCCGGCGTGGGCCGGACGGCAGATCAAACAATCGGAACTGCGCCAGGCATATCTGTCGGGCGATCCGGTCTCCATGCTGCGCAACGGCCGCCTCGGAATGATTGATCGATTCACGTTGTATATCTCGAATCTGCTGCCGACCAACGCGAGCGATTCAGCCAACTTCTCAGCGGGCGAGTTTCCGATCTTCGCAGGGCACGCCCACGGGATTACGTTCGCCTCGCAGGTCTCGAAGCTGGAAACGTTGCGTAGTGAGTTGACCTTTGGGCAGATCCTTCGTGGCCTGCAGGTGTACGGATTAACAATCTTGAAGTCCCTTTGCCGAGTAATCGGCATCGAACAACCGGGTGAATTCAGGGGAACGCCAGACCGGCCAATCCTGAGCCAAGCCGCGTAAGCGGAAGGTGCAACGACTAGAGCGCAAGCTCGTAGGACCAAGCGGTCCGAAGCGCCCGGCACCCCAAGTGGGTGATGATATAGTCTCCTCTGCATGGGAACATGCAGCAGCCGAAAGGCGGTAACGAGAGTAGCGTCTCGTTATGAAGATAAAGGATCAAGTGATCGACGGAACTGCGCTCTGTCAGGCGCAAGTCATCTCGGGTGGATAAGGAGCGTTAAACTGTTAACGAGTGGTGTGGGTTGCAAGTCTACACCACTCGTATAACGTCCGGCATCTCAACTGAAGGAGATGTTGGAATGGCCTACAAAGACATTGAGAAAAAGCGTGCTTATCATCGCGAGTACGAGCGTGAGCACTATCCCGATCGTCGTGATAAGCAGCGGGAATATCGACAGACGCGCTTGGCCAAATACGCTGAGTATCAACGAAATGCGCGACTTCGGAGGCCTCGCGAAGCTCTGGTTTGTCAGGCTAAATCACGAGCCAAACGCGATGGACTTCCGTATAATATCTCTGTCGAAGCGATGGAGTGGCCTACGCACTGTCCAATTCTAGGATTGGAATTGGACTACAACAAAACGAGCCCAGGCTCGCGCAAGATAAGGCATTCGGTCCCAACGCTTGATCGCAAAGTCAACGAAGCCGGTTATGTGCTAGGGAATGTGTTCGTGATCTCACATCGGGCCAACCGCATCAAGAGCGACGCTACGGCTACTGAGCTGCGGGCGGTTCTCGCGTACATGGAGAAGCCCAATGCCGACTAGCCCAAGTTATTTCGGGAATTTCAGCGACCGCGATCAGCCGACACTTGCCACTGTCGCTGATTACGTTGCCGACGCGCGCACGCTGTTGCAGGATGTCGTTCCGCCTTATCGGTATGACGACGCTTCCTTGCTGACGTCTCTAAATGTCACTCTGCTGGAAGCACGGCGGCTGCGCACTGATCTGTTCATCTTTAACATGCGGACGCGCGGGCAGACGCAGGCGTTCACTGAGGTTGATGACACCTACGTCGACATGGAGCCGCAGTTCCGGTTGGCGATCCTGCACGGGCTGTGCGCGCACGCGCTGGAACGCGATCAAGAGGACGTCCAGGACAGCCGGGCGACTTCGTATTTTGCGCTGTTCAGCGCTGGACTGGTCGGCCGTGCGTTGCCTGGCGTGGCCGGTGGTTCGGGGCCAGGCAGAGGACAACAAGGACAATGAGCAAATCCAACCTTGCGGGCTACTGGGTTAAAATTCTCGGACAGGCGGACACTGCGTTGATGGGAGCTTCGCAGGCTGCCATGCAGGCGCAGCTGTTCGATGTACTGGAAGAGTTTTTCAATGACTCGAATTGCTGGCAGGAGACCATTGGCATAACGGTGATACCGGAGTTGCTGGACTATCCGCTGCATCCGTCGACTGGCCGGATATTGCGGCTGTACGGTGTACTGGATCAGAACAACGTGCCGCAATCTGCGGTCATGCCGGTGATCGGGACGGTGCATTTTCTCTATCCCTATACGAACACACAACCGATGACGGCCATCGTCGTCAAGAACGTGACCGACCCGCTGGAATGCGTGCCGCCGCATATTCCGGATTGGGTGCTGCCAGCGCACGGTCAGGCGATTCTCAGTGGCATTCTCGGCAACATGATGCTGCAGCCGGGGCAGAGCTATTCCAACCCTACGCTGGCGCAATTCCATCTGACCAGGTTCCGCGATAAGATCGCGCGGGCGCGGGTGGCGATGATGCGGGCGAATACCGTCGGCTCGCAGGCGTGGGCTTATCCGCAGCAGTTCCGGGTGACGGGCCAAAAGCGCGGCATGAGCACGTACAACGTCAATCCAACCCCGACGCCGTTGAGATAGCGCCATGAACAAGCATAGCGTTACTTCGGCATATGAGCCCATGGTTGTGGACAACAACGGCAGTTGGAGCGACGCCTATCAGTTCGACGATCCCGACGATCTGACATGGACGTTGAACGGCTGCAGTTTCGAGATGGACGTGCAACTCAATGCCTATGACAAGACGCCGTTGCTGTCGCTCACGACCGCCAATGGGCGCATAATCACCGATGACGTTGTGCAGCGGGTCATTCACTTCAACGTAACCGCTGCCGACATCCAAGCGAGTCTCGATCCTGGAAATTACGTCTACGATCTCGTGATGATTGATTCTTATGGGGTCCGTTGGCCGTTCATGCACGGAACCGTAAAAATCGTACAAGGAATTACGTACCCCTGACGAGGTGACACGGTGGCGGTTATAAAGAACGAACCGGCTATCGTGTCGACACGCCCCGTTGTGGTCGTGGGTGGCCACACTGGTCCGGCCGGCGGCCCGACGGGTGGCACTGGTCCGACGGGACCAACCGGCACTTCCGGGTTCACAGGACCGACGGGCGCCGGGGCGTTCACCGGGCCGACGGGTGCCGTGGGGCCGACCGGGTTGGCGATCACGGGTCCGACGGGATCGATCGGCAGCACAGGTCCGATCGGGTCTGTCGGGGCGACTGGCGCGACTGGCGTCATGGGCGCCAGCGGGCTCGGGCCGACTGGACCGATTGGGCCGACGGGCGTCCCCGGCACGGCGTCTGTCACGGGCGCGACCGGGCCGACCGGCCGCGTGGGTCAGACCGGGCCGTCCGGCGTTCCGGGATCTGCGGTCAACACGGGTGCGACCGGACCGACGGGTCTTGCCGGAGTTGGAGGCGCTGCTGGAGCTGCTGGGCCTACGGGCCTTCCTGGAGCACCTGGTCTCCAAGGACCGGTGGGACCAGCAGGCCCTGGCGGGTCGGCTGCCAATACGGGTGCGACCGGGCCGACGGGCGCTGCTGGTAGCGGCGGTGGCAGCGGTGGTGGTGGCTACACGGGCTCGAGCACGCCGCCGGCTTCTCCGACACCAGGCTATCTCTGGTACGATCTGACGACCGGTATTCTGTCGATCTGGATCGATGACGGCAATTCCACGCAGTGGGTGCAGGTGGCACCGCCGCTGGCGGGACCGACCGGGCCTGGTGGAGGTGGTAGTGGTGGTGCGGTGACGCTGCTGCTTCCGGGGTGGGTGGTCTGATGCCGATCGATTTCCCCAGTTCTCCGTCGGTAGGACAGACTTACACGTATGGCGGCGTGACCTACACCTACACGTCGCGGGGTGTGTGGGTTGTTGGAGTTACGACGGGTCCGGCTGGGCCTTCTGGGCCGACCGGTGTGTCGGGTCCGACCGGACCGGGAGGGTTAGGGCCAACAGGGGCTACGGGTACGTTGGGTCCGACCGGACCGACGGGAGTTGGTTTTACTGGTCCGACTGGTGCAGGCGCGTTTACTGGACCGACAGGATCGATTGGTCCGACAGGTGGTGGAGGGGGGACGGCAGGGACAGGTCCGACCGGGCCGGCAGGTGTAGGCTCGACCGGACCCACAGGATCGGTTGGTGGTGCTGGCAGTGCTGGTGCGACAGGACCGACTGGTGCAGGCGGCGTTGGGACGGTTGGAGCTACGGGTAATACCGGACCAACGGGAGATGCCGGTACTGCAGGAGGCGTAGGATCAGCAGGTGCGACGGGAAACACCGGACCCACAGGATCGGTTGGTGGTGCTGGATCGGCAGGAGCAACTGGACCGACCGGCCCTTATACGACCGTGATCATCGCGGGAGGTATTTTCTGAAATGGCCTTCTATGATCAGTGCTGGTACGCGAACGCGGGTGACCAATCAACCACCGGTCACTACGCGGTGGCTAAGAGGCCCCAGAACGCGGCGGTCACCGCAGGTCAGATTGTTCGCCAATTTACGGCTCCTGCAGTCGGTTCCGAGCGGGTGTTTGTTTGCATCATTGCAGGCACGACTGCAAACGTCACCGATGCGACTTGGGTGCTCACCCGAGGGGCGAAGACTGTTGATAATACTGCGACTTGGATGGAAGTCACCGGGATGTCGTCCGTTAACGGCGACCTGACCGATACTGTCAACTGGACGGCAGCGAAGGCAATCGGCTCGCCTTCGCTAGGCGCGATCATCCAGCGTAATTCTGGCGCGAGCTATCAGATCTGCACGACGGCCGGGACGATGGGAGCTGCCGAACCGGCGTTCAGCAATACGGCAGGCGTGACCACATCTGAGAGCGGCGGCACGGCGGTCTGGACCTCGCTCGGAGTGGTCGGCAACTTCACCGGCGGCCAGGCCCCGCACGCGCGGCTGCCGAATGCTTGTGCCACCACTTGGTGGGTCGCTGGCAACACGATCTATGTCGGTGACAACCACGCTGAGTCGTCGAGTGCAGCTATCACTATAGCGCCCGCGTTGACCCAGGCGACGGTCGGCAAGATCATTTGTCACAATCATTCGGGCAGCTATCCGCCTGCATCTAGTGATTTGAGAACCACGGCGACAATCTCGACGAGCGCGACTGGGGGCGCGGCCCTTAGCATCAGTCCTAACACTGGGGCGGTTTATTTCTATGGGCTGACATTTCTTGCCGGAGTTGGGCAATCGACTGGATCGAACTTGCTGGCTTTCTTTCCTGGCAGCGCGTTTTATTACTTCGATTCATGTATCTTCAAGCTTGCTACGACCTCGATCACCGGACAAATGGTGCTGAATACGACCAGTTCCGGCACGATTGTCTGGAACAACTGTCAGGTTAGTTTTGCCAACGTCGCGCAAACCATCATTCTTGGTGCCGTCGGTTTTAATTGGCAGAACACCGGGACGGTGCTTGCAAGCGGCTCGTCAGTGCCAACGAATCTTATGGCGCAAAACAACACCAGCGGCATGAGCAACGTCACGCTTGAGGCGCTCGATCTCAGCCAAGTCATTTCTGTTTTTGCGAATAATAATACATCAACTGGCAATTGGATCGTGAAAGACTGCAAGCTGAATGCGTCCGCGACGTTTTCGAGCCCATTGAACACTGGGCAAGTAGTTCAATATGTACGCGCTGACGGTAGTGCGACGGCCTACAAGTCCGCCCGCTATGCCTATGAAGGCACCGAGACGACCGAGACTTCGATCACCCGCATCGGCGGCGCTTCCGATCCGACCGGGCAGGCGCAATCCCGCAAGATCGTCACCACGGCTAATTCGCAATGGCTGCGGCCGTTCAAGGCCGAGCCCTACGCGATCTGGAATCCAAGGACAGCGGCGAATGTCGTCGTGACGGTGTGCGGTACCATCAATGCTGGCGCGCTACCCAACAACGACGACATCTGGATGGAGGTCGAGTACCTCGGCTCGTCGTCGTTCCCGGTCGGGACGATCGTCAGCACGACCAAGGCTAATTTGTTTTCAGCGAATGCGGCGGTGGCATCGGATAGTTCAACCTGGAACGGTGGCGGCAGCGGCGCAGGCTGGTCGCCGTTCAAGCTCACTGCCACACTATCCGCGCCGCAGCCCGGCATGGCGGGATACATCCATGTGCGGGTACGAGCCGCCAAGCCATCAACAACACTTTACATTGATCCTCAAATTACTCTGAGCTGATCCCATGGCAACACAACCCAGCGTTCCCGCTCCCATCATGACCAAGCCGGTCGTGGTTGTTGGTGGCCATACCGGTCCGTCTGGTGGTCCGACTGGGCCAACCGGCTACCAAGGTCCTACCGGCTTGGGCGCTACCGGGTCGATGGGCGCGACGGGTGTAACCGGCAATACGGGTCCGACCGGCTCGCCTGGTGCTGGAGCATTCACCGGACCGACCGGCAATACGGGACCGGCCGGGATAGGCGTGCCGTCGAGCGTGGCTGGACCGACGGGTCCGGCTGGTCCGGTTGGTTCAGCCGGAGCCCCCGGTGGCATCGGGGACTATCAAACATATCAGTTGGTCAATCCTGTCGGCAATGTTTCCACCGTAGAGAAGGCCATGGGGCTGGGGCAAGGCGGTGCGCTTGTTACGCCCAGAGCTTCCGGAAATGTTTTTGTCATAGCTTCTGGCGTGGTTATCAATTCTTCGGGTGTCGGCAATGGGGTCATCATCAACGGCCGCTATGGCACCGGTGCCGCGCCAGCCAATGGCGACACTACAGGATTGGGCACGCAGTGGAGCATCCCGCAGCACATCATCGTTTCCACGACGGCCGGGCAGCAGAGCTTTTGTTTGCAGGCGATTATTTCCGGTCTGGCGAATGGTGTCTTGTATTGGTTCGACATCACGCTGACGGCCATCACCGCTGGTGGGGCGACAGCGAAGGACGTGCAGTTTACCGTGATCGAGCTCTGATATGGCCAACCCGGCACCCGCAGCTCCAATTGCAACTCGCCCGGTTGTGGTGGTGTCAGGGCCTGCGGGTCCGTCCGGTCCTGCGGGCGGTCCGGGTCCGACCGGTCCTGCAGGCGGCCCTACGGGGGCTGTAGGAGCGACAGGGGCACAGGGCGCTCTCGGTAACGTGGGGCCGATCGGGCCGACGGGCGCTCCCGGCGCTGCAACGGCGACCGGGGCTACGGGCCCGGCTGGTATCGGACAGACTGGACCGACGGGCGCGCCTGGTCAGGCAGCGCTGCAAGGAGCAACTGGTTCTACAGGACCGCAGGGTCCAGTGGGGTTCGTGGGTGCCAACGGTCCGCCTGGCCCTGCCGGGTCGAGCTTTACGGGGCCTACGGGTGCGTCGGGACTGGCCGGGGCGCAGGGTGTGGTGGGCCCGGCGGGACCGCAAGGTATTGCAGGAATAGTTGGGCCAGCCGGGCCAGTGGGATCGACGGGACCGACCGGACTGACCGGTGCGTCTGGATCGACAGGAGCGACTGGGCCGACCGGGATTGGATCGACGGGACCGGCCGGGTTTGCCTCGACGACTGGCGCCACCGGACCAACCGGTCCTGGGGTTGGGGCTACCGGTCCCCGCGGGGTCGATGGCTACAACGGCGTCGACGGCCCGACTGGGTACACGGGGCCGACCGGCTTGCGCGGTGCGACCGGGCCATCGATTGTCGGGCCGACGGGGCCAACCGGCAACACGGGACCGTTCGGCGTCGGCCCTACGGGTGTGGGTGTCACGGGACCAACCGGCAACACGGGTCCTGCAGGCGCGATCGGCACTACGGGACCCACCGGATTGACCGGGCCTCTCGGCATGACGGGGTCGACTGGCATGACCGGTCCTACGGGCGCGCAGCCGCCGACCAAAGACGCCTTCCGGGCCAAGATGGCGACCAACCAGACCGGCATTGTGGACAGCACAAACACCAAGATGAAGTTCGCCACCAAGGTGTTCGACATCAATAACAAGTACGATGCGACCAATTTCCGTTGGACGCCGGCTGCCGGTATCGTGCATCTCGGGGCCGGGCTGTATTTTTCAGCGGGTGTCAGGAACAACGTGTTCCCACAGGTCATGATATTCAAGAACGGCGCCTGCATCGTGCAAAATGGCGCGCAGTCAACGTCGAATTCGGCGTATACTCAGGTGGATACGATCGACCAGGCCAACGGTACCGACTACTACGAGTGCTATGGCTTCGCGCCTTCTGCCGCCACGACGACGGTGGCGGCGGTCAATTTCGTCACGACGTTCTATGGAGCCTTGCTGTGAACGAGAATACGATCATCGTGCCGGAGCAGGACAGGATAGTGCTGGTGTACGACGAAGAACGTGTGATCGTGGTGCCGGGAGAACATAGGATCATAGAGGCATACAGCGATGATTTTGGGCAGTAGG